CAACACCAGTTTCTAATACATCCACTGAGACAGTTGCTGTATCAGCAACTGTCTCAGTGGATGTATTAGAAACTGGTGTTGTGGTCTCGGATGTGTTAACTACAACTTCTTCGGCTGATGCTACTGTCTCTGTTTCGTTTGAATTCATAGTCATATTCTCCACATTAAAGGTTGGCTGAATATCAAATACACCTATATTTGATAAATTTGAAAAATTTTTTATATTATTGGCTACAGAATCTTTAAGAAAATTATTTTTAGTAAATATTATACTATCAGGATTAGCTGGCTTGTCAACGAATCCTTTGCCGGAAAATGTGATATTTCGCAATACTCTTCCAATTTTATAGTTATCATGTTCACCTAAACCACCATATGATCTTAAGTACTTAGTCAAAAATGCTGTTTCTGAATTACGATTTAAAATTTTGAATTCACCAGAAGATTTATTTAGTAACCCATAATCAAAACCCTTAAAAAAACATTCCATACTAACATACTTTTTTCCTGACTGTATCTCTGAAATCAATGTATTTGTTCTGTCCACTAACTCTTGGGATGAAAATCCTTTATAAACAACGGATCCCGTTAAAATATGAAATTTTTCTGGTAAATTTTCTACTGGAGTATTAGGGTCTATCAGCACTCCATCGTCTGTGATTGGCCAGTTTGAAGTAATATGACCAACAATAGTATTTTCATCATGATTTAAGTTTGTTGGTTTATCTTCTGGAGTATTTTTAGCTACCCATACTTCTTCTTTATTAAATATATCATCATTTTTATTCCAGTTAGAAGTAACTAAAATAGACTGCACATAATATAAGTCATCATCGTTTAAAGAAGCTAAACTTTTAATATGTTTAACATTATGATTAGTATTATGAGAAGGCTCAACAATTGAAGCATAGGTTATGGATGCACAGGATTTAAGCTTATCTGCCAAACCATCTTGAATCTCTTGTTCAAAAATTTGCATATTAAACCCCTATAATTATTGATTGGTGAGTAAAGAATTATACACCATAGAATAAAAAGAAGACTTTAATTGTTTGATCTCGTCAACTGTTAAATCTCTATTTATATGGCTCTTAATCGGCTTTAGCCAGTTATTATAACTATTAATAATTGTTAAATAATCTGGAGACTGTATATTAGCAAATATTTTACTAATACAGCTATGATCTATTGTGCAGAATGGTTGGAGGCTTAAAAGAAGTTTTGTTTTTACTATATCCATCTCTTTAGCTTCGGACTTTGATAGACTTCTAAGATTTCTCTTATTATAAAAATCTAATAGTATTGGGTTAATTAATTCACTAATTTTATCTTGGGCTTCGTTAGCCCATAACATTAAATGCGCCCCTGTTTGCGGTGTGAACTTTTTGCTTTTTCTCTGTTGGGAATCTTTACTGAGTTTTGGTCTTCCCTGACCAGGCACACCTGGCAATGATTCTGGCGAATCATTTGCCAACTTCGTTGAGGTACCAATAGGAGAAATTTTCTGTTCCATTGCTGTCTTCTCTCCAGACCTTTTCTTTTCTAATTCTAGACCTACTTGGCTAGGTGTAACTATACCTGTTTGTAAAGCAATTTTTTTAAGAGCATTTTCAACCTGAGGATCATTCCATGGACCAGCTTTTGGAACCATTCTATTTGAATCTCTTTCCCTAAGCTCTCTATTAAGTCTGCTTTTCTCCATATCAGGATCTATGCCAAACTTAACTTGTAGTAATTCATCACTAATAATACTACGATCAGCTAGCTGTATAAGTAATGCTTTTTCTGCATCTTCATTACTAAGATCCATTCTATCAAATTCTATTTTTGCTCCATACTTAAAATTCATAGCTTTTTGTACTAGCTCTATTTCTTTTTCCCAGAAAGCAATCAAAATATCTCTACCATACATTAATCTTTGTGTTAGTGTTTTTAACGAGATAAAATTATTTGTTGTTCCTGCTGCTCCAAAAGTTCCTGTTAAGGTTGGAGGTATACCAAGACCAGCATATACGTTATTCATATGCGGAATATATTTTCCTTCACCTAAAAATTGATGAACAGCAGTTTTAGATTCTATCAATTCTATGTCTGGACCCCATACTAGATCCATAGTTCCTCCACCAACATTATTTCCAAGTATTTGTGCTAGTTTAGCGGTAGCTGCTCTTGTTGGCGCGATTTTATGCTCTAGACTACCTAATTTAAAAATACGAATATTAGATATTGCTCCGTCTAGCGCGGCCATATCAGCAAGCTTCAACTTTTCTATAACTGTAATATCGTCCATTATAGAATATACCATAGGAAATGCCCATGCTTGCCAATCATCTTTTTTATAATGAAAAACTAGTGTTTTGTTTGGGTCTAATGGATATGGTCTTTTTGTTTTTGATGCTTCAATAATTTGTTGTGGAAGATTTTGTATAACTTCTTTTTCTGCATCAGACTTTGGAGAATTAATTATCTTTCTTAAAATAGCTGGTAATTCTAGTTCATACTTTTTGTCTGTCACGAATGAAGACAACGGTCCTGCTGCAACTTCCACGAATGTAGGATCTATAAACGTATATTTCCAAGGAATCTCTCTTTTTTCAACTTCACTATTATCTAAATCAGATACTTGAAGATCAGGAGATGCTACGGCCCTGTATAATTTTTCTGTAGTTTTTAAACTAAGTTTACCAGTTTGTCTATTAATTACTACGTTGCCAGCCTTATATAAATTATTAAGAAATCTTTCACTTCTTTCTTTACCGTTGATTTTCTTAAACCATTGACGATAAAATCTTTCTACTTTTTTATTTTTGTGACAAATTCTAATGCCCTGTACAGCGAAGTCTCCCATAAGATCAATAACGTTTTTAACTAGACCCACCTTTTGATAAATTTCATCGGCTCTACGAATAATATCTTTTATTCTTTTTGGTACCGCTTCATCTGGTCTGAAGAAATCATAATCGCTACGAGTTAATCCTGGACGGCTTCCAGTACGACCATCAAGATTGGAGTAGTCTACTCTATAAAACCTACCGGCCTGTGCTCTTTGTACTACCGTATATTCGTCGAGTGATTCGGATGAGGTTTTTAGTGCTTCTTGCTTGCTAGAAAGATCATCACCCCATGTAACATAGGCTTGTTCATTAACTGGCTGAGCATCTTGAATAATTGAATTTTTGGTCTCTTTTTTGGCCATAATAAACCTTGATGTGATTATGATTGGATTGTAATACTATTATAGATATAGAATACACTATTGTCTATAAATTCCTGTATATATATCATCATTAGCTCCTTCTGTAAACCAAGATGGTCCTTTATAAAGTTGTCCTTTTGATTGTTCTGTATTACGAAGATTGCTACCAATAACTTCATATTCTATTGGCTGTAATGATCTTTGTGCTTGTCTAGCTAACATATTGGCTATTAATAAAGAACTATATCGGTCTTTTCTTAATCTTCCTTTTTTGCCATGTTGTAATTTAACTTCTGGAGTATCCCAGCGATCTCTAGCATTTGGTCCTTGACTAGTCTGTGTCATAACTATAGTAGTTAATTCATTCTTTAATTCTTCTATTTCTAAAATACATTCACTAAGACTATCATAAATTGGATTTAAATCTACTTCTAGAATATTTCTGCCTTCTTTATCTATAGCCAATCCTAGAGTTAAAGCATCAAAACGAGGAAATAGCAAAATTTTGTCCTCAAAATCTTTGCGTAAACCATGATTAGCTTGGCTTGTCCAATCTGCTTTAGCGAATTGAATCAACTCTAATATGTGCAAACCAGCCTGATCATCAGTATCTTTTGATCTATCAGAATCAATAGCTGGCCATATTGGAACCTCTCCTTGCTCAAGTTTTGATGGGTCATGCAAAGCTTCTTCTATTGCAACACCGCCTCCCTGTGCATCAAGTCCAATTCTAGAGCATGGAAAAATTTTCATTAAATTACGTATTTTACGAACACAGAATCCATAAAAATCATGTTCTTTAATAAGTCCTGTTTTTTGTCTATCTTTAAAATTGGTACGATTAGTTGTCCAACAATAAACTATTCTATTATGGTCTGGATGTACTTCTAGTATAACAATACTAAAATTATCTTGTTCACTAGCGGGGTCTATTCCATATATATATTGTAGTTTAGGATTTCCCACTATAGTGGCATCAAATATGATCGGTTTATCTTTAATAATAATAGATTTAGTTTCTGATGTAACACAACTTTCTATGAGACTGCGTTTAAAAAATCCTTCACTATCACTAACAAAACAAGCAGCATATTCCATATTATATATACCACTATGTATAGTAGCTTTAGCTCTGCTTACCTGTTTATCGTCCATGAATCCTTTAGGTATTAATTCATATGGTATTCTTATAATGCTATAATCTCTCCAATTAAAACTTTCTGGAACTTCTCCTTGAAAAATTTCTTCAAGTTTTTCCTTATTCCCTTTACTTTCAATAATTGCCTTATATCTTTTCCAATACTGAGCAAAATGTTTAAAACTATAGTCAGCAGTACCGGAAATAATCGCTTGGTTTCCCATTTTCTCAGATAAAGACTCAAGATCCTCATTCCATATACCAGCCTCTGTCATTGCTAGTTTTTTAGCTTGTTCTTTAACATTCTGTATTGGGCTAGCACTAACAGCAGCGAATCCAGATACTACGGTTTCATATATTTCTGGACTAATAGAAGCAAACTCGTCTGCGATAATAATATGAGCACGCAAACCTCTGATTTTACTTCCATCTCCCATGGGAATAGCTATAGTCCAGCTATCTCCAAGCCTTATAGTGCATCTATCAACATCTTTACGTGGTCCATCATCACTGCCAATAAAAATACTACGTAATATGGGACTGTTACGCCATATGGTTTCCATATATTCGAATATAATTTTACTTTGACGAAAAGCTGCACCAACAACAACTATCTTAGTGCCTGGATAAAAAACACAACGCAAAACACAATAAAGAGCTAATAAGAAACTCTTTCCCCAACCGCGACTAGCAATATACATTGGAAAAGGACGAACCCAAAACTCTTGAAGTATAGCCATTTGTATAGGATGTAATTCTATGCCAAAGAGTATCTTACAAGTTGCTCCTATATACTTAGGATTACGTAATAGTTTCATAAGATGTAAATCAGGATTTTCTATCTCTAATTTACTTCTATGTATCATAGGATTACTGAGAATAGCAATCTCTGATAAGTCCCCTAGACCTAGCCAAGCGTCATCATAAGTCTTTTGATTGCTTGACTTTTTCAATGTAATGCACCTTTTTTAGGATAAACTCGGCCATTTTTTCTGCATTAGATGGACAACCACAAAAAACAATTTTAATATTATGATTTAATTGAAGTTCTAAAATATGTTTAATTATAAATGCTGGACTAATTTTAATTTTATGCCATAATCTACGAGGCAAATTAGAACCAACAGGATATCTTAGTACATGCTCCAAATCAAACTCTAGTAGCATAAAAGCATATTTAAATTTACTCATTCTATCAACAACATCTATAAATCTAGATTCTGTTATATTATTAGCAATTTCATTAATACTTTTTTTGCGCTCAATACATATAGTATCTTCCATACCCTCAATACTATAATCTCCCGTATCTAGTTTTCTACTAGCGGTAGTATAGTGTTCAAAAGTCCAGGGTTGTTGTTCTCTAGTATCTATTATTATGGTAAAATCATCGTGTTTACTCATCTTCACCTATTGGCTCATTAGCCTTTAACTTACGAGAGCGATTAATGGCTCGTTGTACCATGGCCTTACCTACCATATCAACGAAAGGTAAGCTTCTTTTCTTGGCTTCATCTCTGAGCCACGATAGTATGGTTTCAAGATTTTCTTCGCACCAATCTGGTCCTTTATCATTCATTTCTAGAGCATGGCGACGGCAAGAACATGTTGATGACGATGAAATACCAAGAGTTTTAATCATATTGGTTAGTATGGTGCCAGGACCATTAGGATCTTGCTCTAGTGTACGAGGATACATATCTTGAAGAGTGGCCTGAATATCTTCTCCTAACTGTGCTCTAAGAGCAGCTTCTGCTTGAGCTTGTGTCCAATCTCCCATAATGTCGTACTGCTGTCCTTTAAATAGTACAAAATATCCTGGAGTACCCTCTAAACGAGCTGCCACAGTTTTATCATGTGGGGTATCAGTGTATGATACTTTAAGCTCATTTAAAACTATAGGATCAGGGGTAATCACTTTATTTGAAGTAGTATCCGTATAGGGAGGAGGTGTTAGGGTAATTGGCGATTCTAATTTAATCATGTTTTTTTCCTTTGTTCTGATTGAATTTTTGAGCTACTAATACCTTTAAAAAAGAATAACTATAATCTTCTTCCATACCTTTAATAAGATCATGATGATATTTACACAAGGTTATTCCATTATTAATTTCAAATCGTAAGCCGGGGAAATTTGACCAGGTTTTGATATGGTGAGCATTTAATTTTTTCTTAGAATTACAGTTAGGCCACTGACACTTAAAATTATCTCTTTTATAAACCGATAGTCTCCAGTCTTTATATTGTTTATCGTTAAAGTTGCGTTTCATATTATTATATTGATATTTTAGTTGCTATAATATCACTGTTTACCATATCTTCTACTAGTTCATCAAAAGTAACTGTAGGATACCAGTCCAGATGGATATTTGCTTTGGTAGGATCACTTTTTAAGTATTCTACTTCAGATGGCCTGTAAAGCTCCGGATCTATCTGTATAAATTCATTATAATCTAAATCAACCAGTTTAAAACTAGCTTCTAAAAATTCTTTAACAGAGTGGGTCTTGCCTGTTCCTATAACATAATCATCCGCAATAGCTTGTTGCAGCATAAGATACATAGCCCTAACAAAATCTTTAGCATGTCCCCAATCTCTATAGGTATTAATATTACCCAAAAATAAAGGACTATATTTAGAATCAGATAATAAATTACTTGTTAATTGTGCAATATATTTGGTTATTTTACGAGTTACGAAGTTTTCTCCGCGTCTTGGACTTTCATGATTAAATAGTATGCCACAACAAGCATATAAACCATAGGCTTCTCTGTATATTTGAACCATGCGGTGGCTGGCCATTTTAGAAATAGCATACGGACTTTGTGGTGCAAAGCTGGTCTTCTCATTTTGGAAACGAGAAACGCTTTGACTAGCATGAGACCATCCTTCGGTATATTTACTACCAAACATTTCGCTTGTGCTAGCTTGATAAAAACGAGTATCAGGAGATCTATGCCGTATAGCCTCCAGTAAATTAATAACACCAATAGTATTAATATCTAGTGTTGTAGAGGGTTGCTTAAAGCTGGTACCAACATGACTTTGGGCTGCTAAATTATATAGTTCTTCTGGTTTATAGATATCTAGTAATCGAGAACAGTCACTAGGATCAGTAATATCGAATTCTTCTAGTTTAAAATTGGAATTATTTGAAAGGTGTTTTATTCTTTGAAAAGAATTATGACTTGTTCGTCTATGTAGTCCAATCACATTATAATTTTTTTCAATAAGAAAATCTGCTAGATATGAACCATCCTGTCCTGTTACGCCTGTTATAATTGCTGTTTTAGACATAGTTTTATTCCACGCTGTCCGGGGTTAAAAAGGGCTTATCTACAACTTTATCTTCATATGAATGATATGACTCCAATTCAGATCGATACTTGTTTGTCGCCATAGACAAAATTTCCATTTCTCGACCTTCTTTTTCTCGTAATTCTTCGTCTTCTAACATTCTTATTAGTCCAATCCATGAGCTTTTTCCGTCTTCTATTCTTTTGATTCTTTGTTCACGAGTAGCCTTAAGATCTTTACTGATTTTTTGTTGTTCATTAAGTAATTTGGTATATTCATTAGTATAATTAGCGATACTGTTGCGGGCAAATGATAATTGTGTTTCAAGGTTGGCCAGTTTTGGAATATCCCGTTGATTTTCTGGTTTATCATATTCTTGGTCTACATATTTTTGGAGTTTTTCTGTTTCTCCTATGTGGCGCTTACGTTCTTTCATGCTGCGATTAATTAAAATATCTATTGTAATAAATTGTTTAATCTGCAATTCTTCTGCTGGCAATACATCTTCACGAAACTGCTTAAGTAAACCTACCCAAGTATCTTCAAAATATTTCAATTCTCCACTATCCTCATCAAATTGTCTTATAATTTCAGACCAAAATGGTTTTGCATGAAGCTTGTTTCTGAGAGTTTGAGATTCATTTTTTTCATCATCAGATACTATTAATTGATTTTCATTTATATATCGTAATACTGGAGCTTCGCTACGATTTAGTTGGTCCGCGATTTCAGCTACTGGTAATGATCCAAAATTCTCACGAATAAACTTCTCTTCTTCTAGAGCTAGTTGTCCTCGTTTTCTGGGTGGTTTTTTAGATTCCACTGTTGATTCCTCAGCAAGTCTTGAATGTGTTTCTGTAGTTTAACTAATTGTTGTTTTGGAATTTTAGTTCCATGTTTAAGTTTTAAATATGCTTCTCTGTGTTCTGTTTGTATGTTTTGATCTAAAAATTTAATAATTTCTTGATTTTGTATATTA